TGACGCGCCGCATGGTCTGGAAGTCCGTGGGAAGCGTGATGAATTCCGGCTCGTCGTCGCTCGTGTCGCAGGTCGTGGTAGAACGCGTTTCCATTTGCGGCACAAACAGGAGACGGTTCAGCTTTGCCTCGCAAAGCGTGATGAAGTCAGGGATAATAGCGGTCAGGTCATCACGCGCCAGGTAGCTTGCAACGGCTGCCTGAAGCTGCGTGTAATTGCTGAGTGCCATTTAGACTTTGCCCCGGAATGTGCGATAGGGTCGGTTCTGCTCGTTGTTCAGCCACCACTTCACGAAATCACCGTCGCCTTCCTTCATGCGCGCGGCGAAATCCCGGTAGAATACATTGAGCGGAATACTTGCCATCTTCGTACCGATGGCCGAGTCTGCAAACCGCTTGCCGTATGAGGCATTCAGGCTCTCCTGATTGCTCGCCAGCAGCGCTTCTTCAGCAAGGTTTTCCGTCTTGCGGAATCCAAGGCCCTTTTCACGGTCGATCCAGTGGACGTAATGCCGCCTGAGACCGTCCTGCGAAACGCCATCAAACTCCCAGAGATGATCCGGGATCTTCGACGGATCAGGCAACGAACTCATCGGCCCGCTCTGCGATCTTTTTGGAAACGAGATACTTGGCCTCTTCGGTCGGAACCTTGATCGTGGTGCCGGCCCAGATCTTCGCGTTGATCTTCTTGCCGTCCTTCATAATCATTTCGCCGAACCCGACGCCCGGCGACTGGTGAGGCTTCATCTCGCCCTGGATGAACTCTTCCGGTTCGATGACACGCCAGTTGCCCGCCGCGTCCTTGCGCTTCACAGCCTCCTTGAGATAGCCGACGATCTCATATTCGCTGGCCGGAACGTGGTTTTTAGTCAGGACGACAGGAAACAGTTTGACGCGTTGCGCTTCAGTGGCCTCAGCCATGGGGATTCCCTTGCGGTCGTAAACGCCTTTCGGCATGGATTACTCCAGAATGAAAAGGGCGGGGTTAGCCCGCCCTCATTGCTTAAGTGTCAGAGAAGGCGGGAACGGTGGCAGAGAACACCTGTCCGTTAACGATCCAGTTGGTACCGTCGCAGATCACATAAACGCGCGTGCCAGCGCCGGGAGTGACGACTGTCAGGAAGTCGTTGGTTGAGCCGTTGGACCAGATGCCTGCATGAATTTCGTCAGCACCAGCACCCGCATCCGTATCCGCGAACGACACGCCGCCGAGGAAGTAGTTGGTCGCGCTCGGGGACTTGATAATCCAGTCCTGCGCATCGGCGGCCACGGCCTTACCAAGGAAGATGTATTCCAGACCAGCGGCAGCAGTCGGGAGCGTCAGCGTACAGCTGGACGTGAAGTTCGGCATGATGTGAATCTTGCCGCTGTCGGCCGCCAGAACGGCATATGTCGCAGCATCCGTGACGTTGACAAAGCGCGAAGCCGCGGCCGAACGCGAATTGATTTCGGCGGCGGTCGCCGTGATGCCCATCAGCTCGAACACATTGGCGCTGTCGGCGTACTTGGGCTCGTAATTGTCGGAAGCGTCCAGCATCATAACAATGTCTGACGTGGCCGCGGTCGTGATGTCGGCGGCGACATCGGTCATTGCATAGTGCAACTTCTTCAGAACGCGGGAGGTGGTCTGGTTGTTGTCTGCGCCTGCGGAGAGTGCCATTTAGAAAAATCCTTCGGTTAAGGGGCCGGGAGCGCCCAAAGAAGAAGGGGTGGCCCGAAGACCACCCCGGGGGTTGTTTACTGGTCGGCGAACGACGGGATCGTGGCGCTGCTGGCAAGACCGCTGAGCGTCCAGAGAACGCCGCCGGACTCACACTCAACACGGACCCACGTGCCGACATCCGGCGTAACGATGGTCAGCTTGGAATTGCTGTTGCCATCGCCGGCAATCGGACTGACGACGTTGGTGTCGTTGTCGTTGAATGCCAGCCCGCCAATGAAGTAGTTGGTGTCCGACCCGGTATTGATAATCCAGTTCTGGGCATCGGCCGCGACACCTTTGTACAGGAACTCGAACCACAGACCGGCCTTGGGCGCCGGGAGAGTGATCGTGCAGTCCGCGGTGAGGTCCGGCACATAGTGACGAAGACCAGTGTTCTTCGCCAGAACCGTGTAGGTCGCGGCATCCGCGATGGTCACGGGAACGAAAGTAAGAGGCATGTGCGTATCTCCTTACGTGCTGGAAGTCAGGCCATAGATGTCGGCAGCGACACCGTGGGCGGCTTCGTTGTTGACCAGAAGCGTGTACTCGGTGACGAGAACGCGCTTCTCAGCGTCGCCAGTCTTGGCCGGCTTCTCGATGTGGATGTCATCGAACACGCCGAGCGAAACCATACGCGGATCGATCAGGAAGGCGTTTCGGGCAACGGTGGCACCCGCACGCGCCATCTGGCGGTTGGGAACAACCGAGATCGTGCCGAAGTCGGACAGGTACATATCCGCAGCCGCGACGATCGTGGTCTGACCCGATTTCGGGGTTGCAAACCGCTGTTCTGCGACGTTGGCGTCCGACATGAAGGTCGAGAACACCGTTTTCGCATAGGGCGAAAGCATCAGGGTCCGGGGAGACCCGCCCGCGTTGTAGGTCGAGAGAATGACCGCATCCAGGATGGTCTTGGTAAAGGCGCGCTGGGTGCCGTTGGTCGCGGCATCGACTACACTGGTCGAGCTGTTGAACCCGCCAGACGAGCCGCTGATGCTGTCATTGGTCGCGAGCCACGCACGGAAGCCGCCGAGCTTGCGGTTCGTTGCGCCGTTGCCGGTGCCGGCCGTCGATGCCTGGTTGGACAGGGTGATTGCTTCCATGTCGCAACGCAGCTCAACGCCCTTCTTCGCGACTTCGCGGGCCAGTTCGGACTTGCGTCCGGCCTTTGAGGTCTTGTCCTGGGTGCGCGAGATGATGATGCGCTTGTCCGAAATCTGCGTGTAGTTGCCCACGCGAGAGGTCGGGCTGACCGCATCATAGGTCCAGTCGTTGCCTTCCGGCTGGTTGTTGGCGAGGTCAACCGCGCCAAGCGTGTCGATCTGCCATTCGGGATGGACGGAAGCGACGGGCTTGCGGCCGATCAGGGAGAGAAACGGGGTTTCCTCCGGGGTGATCTGGTAGATTTTGTCAGCCAGTTCTTCGCGGTTACCCACCGCGTCGTAGGTCTCGTAGGTATTGGCAACCTGTGCCATTTGATTTCTCCGTTAAAGATCGAGGTCCATGAGCGCGCCAACGCCGGCATCGAATGATCCGGTTTTGCGCAGTGTCTCGTGCCTTGCCTGTCGATCGCGGGAGGATTTTTCCTTCGGGTCCATCCGTCGTTTGCTCGTCAGAACGGGCTTTGACTGGATGCTTTCCTTGACGGCCGGAATACGCTTCAGCGCTCGCTGGTATGCGGTTAAATCCCGCATTACGAGGTAAACCCTGTGGTCGATGGTCTCGTTCATCTCATCTTGGGAGAAGCCGTATTTGGCCATCGTCTCAGTGGATTCAGCCCAGAACTTCTTCTGCACGTCGGGCTTTGCCAATTCCGGCATTGCCTCAACGAGCCTCTGGGCTTCCGCTGCGCGCTTATCGTTGGTCTGGCGCTCCTGCTCCTTGGCCATCCGTTCCTGGTCGGCCTTGGATACGTGCTGCAGTTTGTTGAGCGCTTCCACTCGGTCGTCGTATTCAGCTTTCAACGCCGCATAGGTGATCGGATCGAAGTTGGTCGATGTTCGGTCCAACAACGAGCGATCAGGGGGCTGCGGTACGTATTGCTGAGCTACCTGAAGGATAAAGTCCCGCTGCTCTTGCAAGGAGCGAGCGTATTGGTCCACTTCGGCCTTTGTGGAAGCCAAGGTTTCTCGTTCCTTGGCGTTTTCCTGCGTGCCGCGTGTGAACGCTTGCTGAGCCAGATAACCGCGCTTGAGGTCTTGAACGGAGATCACGTTTCCGTCTTTGAGGCGTACGTTCGCGGTATCGGCCGCAAACTTGCCTGCAGAGACTTCTACGGGTCCGTTTTCCTCTTCGGTCTCTTCTTCAGCCGCTTCGTCGGTTGCTTCCTCGGTTTCGGGCTCCTCGCCTTCCGCCGGCTCTTCTTCCGCTTCCGCGTCGTCTTGGGCCTGATCTTCTTTAACGAGGTCCGTTTCCGGGTCTTTCAGAACATCGGCTAGTGCATCCACGCCATCGTCGAACGACAACGGGCCGTCGTTACCAGCGGCCGGGGCCGGGTTGGTATCAGACATTTAGTTTCCTTTGGTGTTGAGCCGGGGGTCGCCTAGCGAGCCGGTGTATTTTCCCTTTCGGGGAAGAGTTTTTGCTGCGCGATTGCGCGCTGCGTGGTATGGTTGCTCATTCAAATCAGGGGTGATTTATGAGCCAGATAATTGAGCGAGTAGCGCGGGCAATCACTATCGCTGACGGTGACGACCCGGATGAAAACGCTGGCAGCCTCCTGAACGAACAAGAGGTTTGGTGGCACCACAGAATCCCACTGGCCCGCGCCGCGATTGCCGAGTTGGTAAATATTCTAAACACCACGAGCAACAGTTCGCTGAACTACACAGCAGACGAATTGCAGGCAGAGCTAGACGAGAAACCCTAAGCGAACGAGCCAGAGTTTTCCTGCACGTCTGCCGCCATGATGTAGCGGTCCAGCACGTTGCGGATTTCGTCAGTCACCGCTGCCACCTGTTGGAGGCGGATGATCTGTGTCTTGTTGTCAGGGTCAGCCGTCACCAGCGCGCTAAGTGCGTCGGCTCGAATGTTGGCTAGTGCCTTGATGAATATCGGGTCGTTTTTGAGCCTGTCGGCTTCCTTGGCGAGGTGGTCGCTCATGCAACGGTCTTGGCGCTCACCTTGTCACCCCGGACCAGTGGGCCAAGCAGCGGGCTATCAAGCCCCGCCGGGACGCCGATCCCAGCTGTGGTGGCAGCCGTCTCAGTCGTTGCCTGCGCATCAGGCGTGCTACCCGAGGCCACCAGGATCGCCGTGGTTTCAGTGTTCAGAACAATGGCGAACTCGCCGGCCTCCGCTGTGATCGTTGACGTAGCGGGGACGGAAATGACTTCCTTCTTGCGGATTTTCCATGCCGCAGTGCCGCCGCCGCCCGCGCTGCCCGGCCTTACAAAGCAAACTACTGCGCTCATTTTGATTCTCCGCTGGCTTTCGCCGCTTCCATCTTCTGTTCATGGGCCTGCTGGCCCTGCATCGACTTGAACACGCCCGCTTCCATTTGCTGGCGGTGCTGCTCGGCCTGCTGTTGCATCTGCTGCTGGGCAAGCTCGCGCTTTAGCTCAAGCTCGGCCATCTTCAGTTCCTTCTGAAGCTGGAACTCAAGCAGCGCCATTTCCTTGTCGAACTCGAACTTCTGCTGAGCCTGGATCATCTCGGCGTTGGTCTTTTGGTTCTGCGCCTCAATGTCGGCCTGCATCTGCACAGCCTCAATCTGAGCCTTGCGCTCGTCGGCCTGTTGGGCAAGCTGAGCGTCCTGCTGCCCGAGCGTGAGCGCCGTTTGCGCCTTCATTTGCTCGGCCTGCATCGCAGACTGAGCCTTCATCTGCTCTTTCTGCATCTCAGGATCGGGTCGGTTGGCAGCTTCCTGCTTCATCTGCTCAAGCATTTCAGGCTTGATATCCAGATAGAACTGGTCTGGGTTCTTGATGCCGGCCGATTCCGCAAGCTTGGTCGCCGTCATGTTGATCTTCGGCACCATCTCCAGCGCCTGAGCAGAGAATCCACCTTGAGCAAGCCGATCGGTCATCGCGATCTGAACGTTGAGGATCTGGTTCAACATCGCCATGTCGCGGTCGCGTGAGCCGGTGCCAAGCCCGATATTGATCGTGGCATCCATGTTGGCATTCCACGAACGCGGGTCCATATCTACCCACGTATCGCGTAGCCGGATCGTCCGCGGTCGGTCCTGATGCTTCACAATCAGCTTGAGGATTTGCTTGAACACCCGCTTCCAGCCCAACTCGGCCTGGTTGCGCGCGATCAGCTCAATCTGCGAATAAGCTGCGTCTTTGGTGTTGTTGGCCGCGGTCGCCGTCTGGTTCGTCAGCGCCTCTGGGTCGAGAGCCATCGTGGAGCGGGACACACCCGTCCGCATCTCCCGCACCTGATCGAAGTGCTGCAACGCCAACAGGGCTTTGTCGCCGATGTAGGGCACAGCCATGGGGGCCGGCGGGAGCGAGCCTTTCTTATGGTAGACCGTGGCGCCAAAACGCGGGCTGCGCAGCGTTTCAGGATTGATGACCGAGTTCTCTTCGGCCGTCGTCATCGGGTTATTCACCCAATAGGTATTATCGAGGAACTGCCGGGTTACGACCGTCTT